GATTTGCTTGCACCTCTCAACGAAGAGAAGCGTGAGACAATGCGTAATTTACTCGAAAGCGTACAAACAGCCCGTCTGAATGCCGCATTTGAAAAGTATCTACCAGCCGTACTGGCCGAAGGCCGTTCAACAAGTAGCCGCAAAGTGATTGTTGAAAATGTGTCGGAAGTAACTGGTGATAAAACTGCCCGAAGCCACGTAGAAGATAATGTTGAAGACAACAGCAACGTTATTGCTATCAAGCGCCTGGCAGGCCTCTAAACAAAGAAAAAGGAGACAGAAATGTCAGAACAATTATTAGAAAGCCGCTGGGGCGAAACCAAAGAAGCATTGCTTGAAGGTTTGAACGGTTCCAAGCGCAACAGCATGAGTGTTATCCTCGAAAACACTCGCAAGTACTTGAAGGAAAACGCAAGTGGTGGTTCAACAGGCTCTGGTAACATTGCCACATTGAACCGCGTGATTTTGCCAGTGATCCGTCGTGTGATGCCAACAGTTATTGCTAACGAGTTGGTGGGCGTTCAGCCAATGACAGGCCCAGTTGGTCAAATCCACACATTACGTGTGCGTTATGCCAACTCAATGACTGACAACAGTCCAGCGCAGACCAGCACTGCGGCCGGTCAAGAAGCATTGAGCCCATTCTTGATTGCTCAAGCATATTCTTCAGCATCTAGCGTTACTGCTGGTGTTGTTGACCCAACACAGAACATCTACTCTGGTGCTAACACATCAGTTCTAGAAGGTTCTGGTGGTCGTCAAATTTCCGTGCAAATCTTGAAGCAGGCTGTTGAAGCCAAGACTCGCAAGTTGCAAGCACGTTGGACTTTTGAAGCCGCTCAAGACGCACAAGCAATGCATGGTATCGACGTAGAAGCCGAAATCATGGCCGCTTTGGCTCAAGAGATCACTGCTGAAATCGACCAAGAGATTCTTTTGAGTCTCCGTAGTTTGGCTTCAACTGAGTACACATACAACCAAGCAACTGTTTCAGGTACTGCTACATTCGTTGGTGACGAGCATGCCGCATTGGCAGTTTTGATCAACCGTGTTGCTAACTTGATCGCCCAACGCACACGTCGTGGCGCAGGTAACTACGCTGTTGTGTCTTCAGCAAGTTTGACAGTGTTGCAATCTGCAACTACTTCTGCTTTTGCACGTACTACAGAAGGTACATTCGAAGCACCTACAAACACCAAGTTTGTTGGTACATTGAACGGCGCAATGCGTGTGTTCGTTGACTCTTATGCAAGTGACACAACTCCTGTGTTGGTTGGTTACAAGGGTTCTTCAGAAGCAGACGCTCCAGCATTCTACTGCCCATACATTCCTTTGATGTCAAGTGGTGTTGTGTTGGATCCCACAACCTTTGAACCAGTTGTGTCATTCATGACACGCTACGGGTTTATCGAACTCACTAACACCGCATCGTCTTTTGGCAATGCTGGCGATTATGTGGGAGAGATAGCCGTTTCGAATCTGAGTTTCTCCTAAGATTTACTCAGTTCGCAAATGCAACTCAAAAAAAGCACCTTCGGGTGCTTTTTTGTTGACTTTTCTTTCTAAAAATGTTATTGTTACAAGGCGAAATTGCGGTGAGAAACTAAATAACAATATGAAACCATACACCTATCTAATAAAACATCGTCCTACAAGCAAAGTCTATTATGGATATCGTTCTGCTAACCAAGTAAATCCGTGTGATGATCTTTGGAAACATTATTTTACCAGTAGTCATGGTGTACAACAGTTGATTGATGAAACCGGCGCAGATAGTTTTGATGTGGAAATACGCAGAATATTTGAAACCAAAGAACAGGCAAGCAACTGGGAAACCCGAGTATTACGTCGCTGCCGAGTATTAGAAGACGAGCGTTGGCTTAATCAAAACATTGCCGGTTATATTGTGCCCACCAAAGAAAGCCGAAAAAAGATCAGTGACTACCACAAAGGAAAACCTAAGAGTGATCAACACAAACAAAATCTAAGTAAATCACAAAAAGGTAAATCAAAAAATTATGTACAAACAGAAGAACACAAAAGAAAAAATTCTTTAGCAAACAGTGGGAAAAATAATCCGATGTACGGTACTTGTACACCTGAACGTGCGGCAAATATAAGTGCCGCTAAAAAAGGTAAACCTGCCGCAAACAAAGGTGTTCCGATGAGTGAAGAGCAAAAAGCAAAGATTCGTGCTACTAAAGCCATTAGTCCAACTAAGATGAGTGCGGAGTCAATCGCTCGCCGGATAGCCAAACAAACTGGCCAAAAACGACAAAAACTACACTGCCCACATTGTGAACGAGACATAGCAGTCGGGTGGTATAATCGGCACGGTGATCAATGCCGCGCCCGACTAAATACCTTGTGACAAAAATTCTCAATGAGATGGGAAGGAAAAACAAAAAGGCTCTTCGGAGCCTTTTTTCATGGCTAAATAGACCATGCTAGAAAATTACTGGAGTACCAATTTTGTTTACGATCACAGCCATAGAAATCATTTTGATTATGTAGATCAAAGCACATTGTCCAAACATTTGTGCTTTGTGTCCGACACCATGTTAAAAATCCATCAAATGGATGTGGCACATGATGCTGAACTTATTCATCTGTGTCAGACAGAAACCAATCGCATGCCGGTGTTGTGTTTGGACAGCAACCCCTACGATGTTGAATCCTATCTCAGTGAATTAGAGAAGCACGTAGACCCTCAAACTTTCTTTGTGTTTAATCCAGATATTAGACAGGAGCAAAGCACACGCTCAAATCTTGCACCCTGGCCGTCTTGGTTGATCAATCAACATTTACAAAAAAATATGCAAGTAGGACAAGTAAAAACTCATAGAATAAGTTTTTTGTCTGGCATACCTAGGTACCATAGAATATATTTGTTTAGACAAATCCGACCCTGGATACAGCACAATGATGTTGTGGTTGTTAACTGTTTCAGTCGGGAACAATTTTTAAACACAGTGCCTAGAGGAATAAGAGTTGATGCTGATAGTTGGCTGAATGATTTGCCCTGGAGCAACAAGTTGGAATATATTGACACTGATCAGACATGTACCAATGCCAATCTACCCTCATTGAATCAGCATCCTGCTTACACAGCATGTGTTAATATCACGGGTGAAACCTTGGGCTACGGAACACAAGTTTTGCCTAGTGAAAAAACTTGGAAAGCCTATAGATCAGGTTGTTTGGTCGTGAACTATGGAATACAAGATATGCCACTGGCACTGAAAAATCTTGGCATCGAAATTTGGAAAGAATATGATACCTCTCAACCAGCCGAAGTCAAATGTGATAAAATTGTAGAATTATTCCAGCGTGATGATATTGAACAGTTATACGCAAAACATCGCACTATGATTGAACACAATCAAAATTTAATTAACAGCAAGAGTTTTGTAAAAAAATTAGCACAACCTGCTATAAACAAACTACAAAAACATTTACGTTAGATCTTGAACCAGCCCAAGAACTTTTCCATCCGGGCCAGGGGGGCTGACCAATCACCGTAGGTTTCTTGACGGAACAATCGGGCAGTGGTATACCAAGGAGAATCATCACGATTCTGCATCCAGCGCCAGCAAGCACCATACGCATTGAGTGGAATCCATAGAGGCCGACCTATAGCACCTGCTAGGTGTGCGGCTGCGGTGTCTACCGATATTACCAGATCCATGTGATGCATCAGGGCGGCTGTGTCAGCAAAATCATTAATGGTACCTGGATAGCATTCGGCACCTGCGGCCCGGATAACAGCAGTATCTTCGTCACTGGCATCCACCTGTAGGCTTACCCATTGATGTTCGGGAAATTTACGAACCAACTCAGCCATGGTCTCTACCGGCATGCTTTTGTGTTGATTGATCCAGGAGTCTCTGCGCCCAGACCAGGTAATACCAATTCTCATGCGATTCTTGGGAATACCCAGGCGTTGAGCCCAGGCCCGCGCACGTTCCGCATCTACCTGTACATACTGCAGATAGTGCTGAACATTTTCCAGTCGCATGTTTAGGATTCGAGGCAGACTCATCATGGCCACCCAGTAGTCAAAAGGACCAATTTGATCTTCTGTGTTGCAGGTAATGCCCACAATGGCGTCGGGGGTATTGATCAACAAAGGCTTGATACCTGGACTCACATGCAGGCGAATCTTGGCACCCATATCTTGCAAGTTACCACAAAATCGCAAAAACTGAATTTGATCACCAAGACCTTGTTCGCCAATGACCAGAATAGTTTTGCCACGCAGGTCCTCGCCAGACCATTCGGGAGCAGGCAGGTTGGGTTTGGTACCCGACAAGTGCTCATAGCGCCAGCGACTTTCGTACTGCCGCCAGCCCTGTTCATAATTGCCCAGCATCAAATTGGCCACGGCCAGATTGAACTCAGCAGTGACACTGGCAGGATCCAGTGCTCGTGCAGCCTCCAGGAAAGGCACAGCACGACGGGTGTGTCCCATCTCTCTCAATACATTGCCATAGTTGTTGAAGGCAGCGGAACTTTCAGGGTCCTGCACAAATGCCTGTGCATAAAATGCAATGGCCTGATCGGGTTGGTGTTTTTCTCTGGCCAGGTTACCGCTGGCAATCAAGTCGTTTGTGTTCATGAAGATATTTACTAACACCGGCACACTGGGCAAAATAAACTAGATTTACATAAATACTTGTCAACGCAATTCTGCGTTTTATGCGGCGATTAACCCCACCGCGTAGCGGCTAGAACCCGCATTGGGCTTCTACTAGGAGAAATCAAATGGGAAGATCACTTAAAATACAAAAAACAAACATTGGATCTGGATCCACTGTAACAGGCAATCCACCTGTAACCGCCTACAATCAAAACGTGCTTACAGATGCAGGCTTCACATCCTTTGGCAACTTGATTGATCCTGATGCTGGCAGCGGTACAGGACTCACTAACAGTCAGTTCCTGGGTGTGGTAGGCGGTGTACCTGCCACCAGTAATCCCAGTGCTACTTTTCCAGAAGTGTTGACTCAAGCCAATATCTTGCTGGCTGATGGCACAAATACTGCTTACGGTAACAGTCAAATTCTACGACAAAAAGGCGCACACAAGTTTATGGTTGCTAACTTAGATAGCATAACCAGTGATGGTAGTTTTATTGTAGGTCAAGCATACCAAATTGCCTCATTGGGTAATACTGCCTGGACCAGTTATGGTGCTCCTACTACCGTGGCAGTGGGTGACGTTTTCACCGCAACTTCGGTAGGCGGCGCAGGCACAGGAACTGCTTATCCAGTGGGCACTTGTGTGTTGCAAAACTCAGCCACACCAACTGCTGGTTTTATGAGTGTGGGCTACACGTTCAATGGTGGTAGCACTACCTATGCTAGTTATATCACTAACAAGTGGGTGCGTGACTGGAACGGCATGACATATGGCAACTATAACAATGGCAATGATGGTGAAAATATCTATTCCAACGAAAACTACTATGTGACCAACTTCTTTAGCAATGTGGGCACAGTGACATTGAGTGGTGCAGACGTGATCAACAGCGCACCAGGCAACAACGGTTCTGTGTATATTGCACAGATCGACAACGTTACAAGTTAATTTGTAGATTAATTCAATCCTCCAGGTGGCCCTGCGCCACGGGAGGATTTTTTTATGGTCAGTTTGAGGTTTGCTAAGTTTCGGTAAATACACCCAGAGACTCTATTTTTATGACACAGTATATCATTGACACCGGCACTGTACCCAATGATGGGCAAGGTGATCCGTTACGAACTGCGTTTACCTATACCAACGACAACTTTACTCAGATTTTTCTAGCCGGGCCTGTAGGTAGCAATGTTCGAATTGGTAATAATACCATTACTACCACAGTTCTCAACAGTAACTTAGTGTTGAGCCCATCGGGCATTGGACGCATACAACTCAACAACACGCTGTTTCCCAGGGTAAACAATGTTTATGATATTGGAACTCCCAGTTTGCGTTTTAACAGCATTTACCTGGGCGATGGCGGAATTGACGTCACAGGTGGTATCACAACTGCTGGCAACATCACTGCCGACTATTTCATTGGCAATGGCAGTCAACTGACTGGTATTGTGGCCAGTACTGGCAGTGAAGTTGTCAATGGCAACAGCACAATCAGCATACCCTCATCAGGCTCCAATATCTATGTCACAGTGAATGGTACTGGTAATGTGACAACATTTGCCAACTCTGGCGTGTATGTGGCAGGCGAAGTCAGTGCCACAGGTAACATCTCAGGCAACTATATTTTAGGTAACGGTGCATTACTAACCGGTATCAATATTGGCTACAGCAACGCCAACGTGGCAGCCTTCTTGCCCACATACACCGGCAATTTGGTCAGTTTAACTGGTCCTGTGGTGACCACAGCCAATGTTGTGGCAGGAAACTTACTGACCAGCGGCGCTATTTCTGCCACTGGCAACATCACTGGTGGCAACATCAACACCGGTAGACTCAACGCAGGCTATATCACCACAGGCACAACCATAAGTGCATTAGGAAATATCACTACCAATTCCTACTTTATCGGTGATGGTAGCCTGCTGACAGGACTCAATCTCAATTACAGCAATGCCAATGTGGCTGCCTTTTTGCCCACATACACCGGCAACTTGGTTAGCCTAACCGGTCCTGTAATAACCACTGCCAACATCACGGGTGGCAATCTATTGACTTCGGGCTTGATTTCGGCCGCTGGATTGATCACTGGTGGCAATGTACGCACAGGAAATATCACTGCTGGTAATGTAGTAACTCCAGGATCTGTCAGCGCCACAGGCAATGTGATCACCACTGGATATTTTGTCGGTGACGGTAGTCAACTGACAAACTTGCCAGTTGGAAATTATAGCAATGCCAATGTGGCTGCCTTTTTGCCCACATACACAGGTAACTTGTCAAGTTTAACAGGCCCAGTCACAACCACTGCCAACATCACAGGTGGCAACATACTCACTGGTGGCCTGATATCCGCCGCTGGATTTATCACAGGCGGCAACGTCAACACTAACAGACTCAATGCTGCCAACATCACTTCCAGTGGTTCAATATCGGCTGTGGGCAATGTCACCGGCAACAACTTGATTGGTGCAACAGTCACAGTCACAACTGTTTCGGCTCTGGGCAACATCACAGGCAGTAACATTCAGATCAGTGGTCAGATATCTGCGGCAGGTAATATTCGTGGTGGCAATCTTTCTGCGCCTGGCGGCACAGTTGATGCTTACATTGTTAGTGCCACTGGTCAAATACAAGGCAACAGTTTTGTAACCACAGGCATTATAACTGCCACAGGCAATATCACAGGCGGCAATGTTACCACTGGCAACCTACAAGCAGCCAATGTCAACGCTGATGCCAACATATCAGCCGCTGGCAATGTAACGGCCAAGAATTTCCTGGGCAATGTAATTTCAGTTGGCCTGATCAGTACCACCGGCAATGTTGCAGGCAATTATTTTATTGGTAATGGCGCATTACTGACGGGCATCACAGTCAATGCAGGCACAAGTATCACCAACGGCAACAGCAATGTTGTGGTCAGTGCCAATGCCAATGTTGACATTGGTGTGAGAGGTGTAGGCAATGTTGCAACATTTGCCAACACAGGTGCATACATCACTGGTGAAGCCAGTGTAACTGGCAATGTTACCGGCAACTATTTCATTGGTAATGGCAGTCAGTTGACAGGCGTGGTGGCCACTGCAATTGGCACTCTGGGCAATCTCAGTGTGACTGGCAATATTGCCACTGGTGGCATACTTTCAGACAACTATTACTATGCCAATGGTCAGCCAGTGCCTGCTGGCATAACCTACACTGCCAACACAGCCCCGCCACCATTCCCTAACATAGCAGATCAATGGTGGGACACAGACAATGATGTGCTGTATGAATTTATTTCGGATGGTGTCAGTACCTACTGGGTAGACACTACCAGTCCAGCCTTTGCCAGTGGTATCATTGCTAACGTGGCCATTACAGGCAGTTTGTTGCCCATAGCCAATGTGACCTATGACGTAGGCAGTCCGGGCAGTTACTTCAACAGAGGCTTTTTCCAAACAGTCACAGTGGGCGGCAACACCAGTGTTGCTGGCAATGTCATAGCCGGAAAAGTGGTCAGTGATCTAGTGGTAGCCAGTGTGCTGGCCAATGCGTCAGCCATCAACCTACAGACCAATGGCACCAATGCACTTAGTATTGACAGCAGTCAAAACATCACCACTGCTCGTAGATTGCCTGCTGCCAGCATGCCTGCAGGTGCTGTGGTACAAACGGTGATGAGTTCCGCCGTGGGTGGTAGCATAACCAACAGTACCAGTTACGTGGATATCTCATCAGCCTCGGTCACTATCACTCCCAGCAACAGCACCAGCAAGATTGTGGTCATAGCCACAGGCACCAGTGCATTCAGTGCTGTGTCTGGTACCAATATCAATGCTGACACTCAGTTGATTCGTAGTCCCACTACCAGTCTACAGACTCAAAACATTGGCGGCTTGTTTGGAGCCTTTGGCGGAGTCGGGCTGTCAGGCACAGTGGCCTACAGTTACACAGACAGTCCAGCCACTACCAGTCCAATAACTTACAAACTGCAACAGCGAGTATCTAATTCGGCCAGTACCTTGACCAGTTCAAACATCTGGTTGATAGCCATGGAGATCACAGCATGATCACAATGATTCAAGCCATACAAAGCCTAGTACCCGGCGCAGAAGTCAGTGTGGGCATATACAATCAAGAAATAACCTGGGTCAACCCCACAGTGGCTCCGGTGACCTTTGATCAGATACAGGAAGAACAACGGCGTCTGCAGGCAGAACATGATCGTGCTGAATATCAAAGAAATCGTGCTAGAGAATATCCTAGCATTGAAGAACAACTGGACGCCTTGTATCATGCTGGTGTTTTTCCGACCTACATGGCTGATCAAATACGTGCAGTCAAAGAAAAATATCTACCGCCTACAATGACTCGAGAAGAATGGCTAAAACGCCAGGCTCGTATAGTTGTAAAACCAGTTGCGCCTCCCAAAACACCTGAACCAGTGGGCACAACCACTCCTAGCATGACAGCAGAACAGTGGTTGGCTGCACAATTACAAAATTCACCAGAACCAGAGCCACAGCCAGCAACACCTGCAGCCACTATGACAGCAGAACAGTGGTTGGCACAACAGACTTCAAACCGATCCATGACCAGAGAAGAATGGCTGGCTGCACAGGTTCAAAATGCACCAGTACCACAGCCTGCACCACCTGCACCGGTGTTCGATCCAGTGGTGACCCCGTCTACAGCACCCGCTATGACGGCAGAACAGTGGTTGGCACAGCAGGCAGCGGCCCGGCCCATGACCAGAGAAGAATGGCTGGCTACACAGCAGAATTTATAAAAAAAAATAAATACTTTTGACAAAGATTGGATGATCCAGTCTAGTATAAGTAGAAAAGACCAAACTTAGGAGTTCCAATGTCATTTCCAGTATCACCAACCAATGGACAGATCACAGTAGTTAACCAGGTATCATACCAGTATTCTAGTGCAACCAATTCATGGACTAGAATTTTATCTACTGCCAACGTTATCACAGCCAACACAATTGCTGTAAACGGAGCACTCACAGTAGGCACCACAATCTCGGCTACTGGCAACATTGTTACTCAAGCGTACTTTATTGGTGATGGTAGTAAAATTAGCAACATCAGCGCCAATGCTGTTTCAGTAAGCAACATTACTAACGGTACCAGTAACGTCAGTATCAACACTTCGGGTGGTAATGCTACAGTTGGTATTGGTGGCACATCAAATGTGGCAGTGTTTGCCACAACTGGCACATACATTACAGGTCTGTTGAGTGTAAGTGGCAATATTACTGGTGGTAATATTCTAACAGGTGGTTTGATCAGCACCACAGGAACAATTAATTCAGCAACCACAATCACTGGTGGCAACTTGGCCACTGCTGGCTATGCCAGTGCTACAGGTAACGTAACCGGTGGCAATATCGTAACAGGCGGTTTGATCACTGCCACTGCCAACATTTCTGGTGGTAACTTGCTCACAGTGGGCTTGATAAGTGCCACATCAACTATCACAAGCGCAGCCAACATCACAGGTGGCAACATCCTAACTGCTGGCCAAGTGTCAGCCACTGCCAACGTAACTGGTGGCAATTTGCTCACAGCAGGTCTTGCCAGTGTAACTGGTAACGTAACTGGTGGCAACTTGACCACAGGCGGTCAGATCACAGCAACCGGTAACATCTCTAGTGCAGCCAATGTGGCTGGCGGCAATATTCTTACTGCTGGTTTGGTAAGTGCTGGTGCAAACATCACTGGTGCTAATGTCTTAACAGGCGGACAAGTATCAGCCACTGCCAATGTCACTGGCGGCAACATTTTGACAGGTGGATTGATAAGTGCCACATCAACAATTACATCAGCAGCCAACATCACTGGTCAAAACTTGATTACAGGTGGCTTGGTAACAGCAACCGGTAATGTCACAGGCGGTAACGTATTAACAGGTGGTTTGATTTCTGCAACTGCTACAATCACTGGTGGCAACTTGGCCACTGCAGGTTATGCTTCAGCAACTGGCAACGTCACAGGCGGCAACGTCAACACAGGTGGTTTGATCACCGCAACTGGCAACATCGCTGGTGGCAACGTCAACACAAGTGGCATAGTATCAGCCTCGGGCAACATATTTGGCAACAATATCTTTGCCACAACAACAGTCAGCACAGCCGGCAACGTGATTGCTGGCAACGTAAACACCAGTAACATTCGTCCCACAAGTGGCGCACTAACAATCAGTACAGGCACAGGTAATTTAAACTTAAATCCTGCTGGTAACATTGTATTAAGTGCCAACACCTGGATCAACAACCTAGCAACTCCAGTTCAAGATGGTGATGCGGCTTCCAAGTACTATGTTGATACTATTGCTTCAACTGGCATTCAGTATCACCAGGCAGTTTATGCAGCCACCACAACAACCCTGGCCGCAACCACAGGTGGTACAATCACTTATGCTCAACCCAATGGCGTGGCCAATGGCGTTGGCGCAACACTGACAACTACCACATCGTTCAACTTGATCGACACTGCCAACGTTCAAACAGTAGGTACACGCATCTTGGTCAAAGACCAAGCCAATGCGGTGCAGAACGGTGTTTATGTTTGGTCAAACGCCACTGCACTTACTCGATCCGCAGACACTGACGAATACGGTGCCAACAGTACAGAACAGTTCAGTATCAACGACTACTTCTTTACCACAAACGGTAACGTCAACGCTGGCACTGCGTTCATTGTGAGCGCACCGCCCGGGGTGATCACATTTGGTACCTCAAACATTGCATTCAGTACCTTCAGTACAAGTCAAGTTTACTCGGCCAACACTGCGGCTGGTTTGAGCCTGACAGGCACGGTATTCTCGGCCAAGGTTGACAACAACACCACAGCCTTTGACGGCACTGGTAACATTATTGTCAAGGCTTCTGCTAATTTGACCACACCCAATATTGGTGCGGCAACTGGTACAAGTTTAAACACAACTGGCAACGTTGACGCAGGTAACTTGCGCACAGGCGGTTTGGTAAGTGCAACTGCCAACGTAACTGGTGGTAACTTGACCACAGGTGGTTTGATCACTGCAACTGGCAACTTAACTGCTGGCAACATTCAAACAGCCGGACAGATTTCTGCAACTGGCAACATTGTGGCAGCCGCAGGCTCGTTCTTTGTGGGTAATGGTTCAGCACTGACAGGTGTTACTGCTACTTCAGCAGGCTTCCCAATCACAGCAGGTACTTCAAACATTGCGGCTGCTGTCAACGGCAACATTGGTATCACTGTAGCCGGTGCAAGTAATGTGGGATTGTTTACACTTTCGGGCTTGCTTGTAACTGGTTTGATCAGTGCCAACGGAAACGTTACTGGTGGAAACATTACTACAGGTGGATTAGTGTCAGCAACTGGCACAGTAACTGGTTCAACGCTAATTGGCACTGTTGTAACAGCAACTGGCAACGTGTACGGTGGCAATGTATCAACAGGTGGTTTGGTCACAGCAACTGGTAACGTGACTGGTGGCAACTTGACCACAGGTGGATTGATCACGGCAACTGCCAGTATTTCTGGTGGTAACTTGTTGACAGGTGGATTGATAAGTGCCACTTCAACAATCACATCAGCAGCCAACATAACTGGTCAGAACTTGCTCACAGCAGGTTTAGTAAGTGCCGGTTCAAATATTCAAGGCGCCAACATCTTGACAGGTGGCCTAGTGTCAGCAACTGCCAACGTCACAGGTGGCAATTTGATCACTGGCGGATTGGTGTCGGCAACAGGTAACATCACATCAGTTGCCAACGTTGCCGGTGGTAACTTGCTGACAGGTGGCTTGGTATCAGCCACTGCCAACGTCACAGGTGGCAATTTGACCACAGGTGGAGTGATCACAGCAACAGGCACAATCACAGGTGGCAACATTGTCACAGGTGGCATAGTATCAGCAACTGGCAATATTACCTCAGTTGCCAACGTTGCCGGTGGTAACTTGCTGACAGGTGGCTTGGTATCAGCCACTGCCAACGTCACAGGTGGCAATTTGATCACTGGCGGATTGATTTCAGCAACTGCCACAATCACAGGTGGCAACTTGGCCACAGGTGGCACAGCAAGTGCTGGTGGTAACATTACAGGTGCCAACATCCTAACAGGTGGTTTGGTATCAGCGACCAGCACAGTACAAGGTTCAACATTGATTGGTTCAGTTGTTACAGCAACTGGTACCATCACTGGTGGCAATTTGGTCACTGGTGGTCAAGTGTCAGCAACAGGTAACATCACATCAGTGGCCAACATCGCAGGTGGCAACTTGCTTACAGGTGGATTGATATCTGCAACTGCCAATATCACTGGTGGCAATGTCTTAACTGCTGGACTGGTAAGTGCAACTGGCAACGTAACTGGTAATTACATTTTGGGCAATGGTGCGTTCTTGAGTGGCGTGATCACAAGTGTGGCCAACATCAACAACGGCACATCAAACGTAAGTATCTACGCAGCCAATGCCAACGTGGCAGTCAGTGTAGGCGGTACGTCAAACGTGGCAGTGTTTGCTACCACAGGTGAATACATCAACGGTTTGTTGAGTGTGAGTGGTAATGTAACAGGTGGTAACGTATTGACAGGTGGTTTAGTAAGTGCTACTGCCAACGTGACTGGTGGTAATTTGACCACAGGTGGTTTAGTAAGTGCTACAGGTACTGTACAAGGTTCGACCCTGATCGGCGCAGTGATCACAGCAACCGGTAACGTATATGGTGGCAACTTATCAACAGGCGGCCTGATCACAGCAACGGCCAATATCACTGGTGGTAACTTGCTGACAGGTGGCCTGATATCGGCCACATCGACAATCACTTCTGGTGCTAATATCACTGGTGCCAACATTTTGACAGGTGGTTTAGTATCAGCAACTGGTACTGTCCAAGGTTCAACATTAATTGGTTCAGTTGTGACAGCAACTGGTAATGTGTATGGTGGTAATGTATCAACTGCTGGTCTGGTAACAGCAACTGGCAACGTGACAGGTGGCAACATATTGACAGGTGGATTGATATCCGCAACGTCAACCATCACTAGTGCAGCCAATATCACTGGTGGCAACATCTTAACAGGTGGCCTAATATCAGCAACTGCCACAATCACAGGTGGCAACTTGGCCACAGGTGGCACAGCAAGTGCAGGCGGCAACATTACAGGTGCCAACATCTTGACAGGTGGTTTGATGTCAAGTACGGGCAACGCTATCCATGGCAATATCTCAACTGCTGGATTGATTACTGCTACTGGCAATATCAACGGTGGAAATATTACCACAGTTGGTTTGATCAGTACCTCGGGCAATGTTGCTACTGGTAATTTGTTGACCAACAACTTCTACTATGCCAACGGTGCTCCAATCACACTAGGCGTGAACTACACAGCAAATACCACACCTCCAAGTGGCCCAGCCAATGGATGGCAGTGGTACAATACTTCAACTGATGTGTTGTATGAATACCTCAGCGACGGTACAAGCCAATACTGGGTTGACATAACAAGTCCTGCATTTGCCGGCGGCGTTGTGGCAAACGTGGCGATCTCGGGCAGTATGTTGCTCAATGCCAATGCCACATATGACCTGGGCAGTAGTTCACAACAAGTTCGCAACGTATACGCTGTAAATTACTATGGTAACGGTGCTACACTAAGCGGTATTATCACAAGTGTAAGCAACATCAACAACGGTACATCAAACGTGACTGTTGTGAGTTCCGGTGGTAATATTGCAGCCTCAGTTGGTGGAACATCAAATGTGATGGTGATCAGTTCAGGTGCTGTGGCAATCACAGGTGACTTGAGTGTATCTGGCAACGCAAGTTTGACTGGTAACATTGTTGGCGATGCTATCTACAATGGTACAACTAGCCTACAAATTCAAACATCCGGTGGTAATGCCAACCTCACTATTGGTGGAACATCAAACGTAGTTGTTTGGGCCACAACAGGCGAATATGTAACTGGATTAATCAGTGCAAGCGGTAACATTACTGGTGGCAATTTGACCACAGCAGGCGTACTCACAGTCAATTCTGGAGCAGCCGCAACAGCCATTGTGAACGGTGCAGGTAATGCAGTTGGTAACATTGGTAGTTCTAGTAAGTATTTTAACCAATTGTTTGCTCAGGCAACCACAGCACTGTATGCTGACTTGGCAGAAAATTATGTGAGCGATGCTGACTATGCACCAGGCACAGTTTTGGATTTTGGTGGTACTCAAGAAGTCACCATAAGTACTGTAGATTCCAGCAAGCGGGTTGCTGGTGTGGTTTCAACTAATCCGGCTCATTTGATGAACGCAGGAGTTGTTGGTGAACATGTGGTCACAGTTGCCCTGATTGGTCGTGTACCAGTCAAGGTAACAGGTACAGTACGCAAGGGTGATTTGATGGTCAGTGCTGGAGACGGCACAGCCAGAGCAGTTACAATTGCAAGTCCAAAAGTAGGTACTATAATTGGTAAATCACTAGAAGACTTCGACGGCGACAAAGGCACAATTGAAATCGTGATTGGCAAGCATTAAAAGGATAGCGAATGGCCTTTCCAACGTCGCCGACGAACGGGCAAACGGTAGTTGTTAACAACGTTTCGTATCAGTATTCGAACGTTAGCAACTCCTGGACCCGCATCCTCTCAACGGCCAACATCATCACGGCCAACACCATCGCAGTCAACGGCGCACTCAGCGCCGCTGGCAACATTTCAACAGGCAACTACTTTATTGGTAACGGTTCGTTACTGACAGGTATCGCCACTGGAACACCAACTTTAATCGCTAATGGTACATCCAACGTCTCTGTTGCAAGTTCGGGTGGCAACATCAGAGTCAATGTAGGCGGCACATCTAACGTAATTGTTTATGCCACCACGGGCGAATATGTAACAGGTGTTATAAGTGCCAGTGGTAATATTACTTCGGCAGGCAATGTCACTGGCGGTAACATTTTAACCGCCGGATTGGTCAGTGTCACTGGCACACTCAGTGTGAGTGGAGTAACCACGCTGGCCAATCTCAGCGCCGGCAACATTTCATCAGGTGGCATAAACTCTGGCGGAGCAATAAGTGCCACTGGCAACATCACCGGTGGCAATTTATCAGGTACCAATATTGCAGGCACACTGACCACAGCCTCACAAACCAATATCACCAGCGTTGGAACACTGGGCTCATTGGCCGTTACCGCTAACGTAACCGGTGGTAACTTACTAACAGGTGGACTTATTAGTGCTACATCAACTGTCACTGGATCAACTTTAATTGGTTCAGTTGTCACAGCAAGTGGTAACGTAACCGGTGGCAACATATTAACAGGTGGATTAGTATCTGCCGCGGCCAATGTAACGGCCAATAACGGCATGTTTACCAATATTGTGAACGTGGCCAGTTTCACCGGAGGCCTTGTTTCTGTTACAGGCAATGTCACTGCCAACAATGGCATGTTCACCAACATTGTAAACGTGGCAAGCCATACAGGTGCTGTAGTATCAGTAAGTGGCAACGTAACTGGTGGTAACTTGTTGACTGCAGGCCTGATCAGTGCTACAAGTACAATCACCAGTGCGGCCAATATCACAGGTGGTAACATCTTAACTGCTGGATTGATCAGTGCCGCAAGTACCATAACTGGTACAAGTCATCTGGGTTCAGTTGTTTCAGTCACAGCCAATATCACAGGTGGTAACATCCTAACAGGTGGGCAAGTTTCGGCAGTGGGTGCTGTCACAGGCGGATCCTTATCAATTGGTACCGGCAACACAGGCGATGCTATTATCTATGGTAACCTAACAGTTTACGGCAATACCACAACCATCAATTCAAACACAATTACCACCAATGATCTCAACATCACTGTTGGTAACAATCAAAACACAGGTGCCGCACTGAACAATGCTGGTATAGACGTTGGTAACAACAACTTGGCCACCTGGAGATACAACAACGCTACCACAAGTTGGCAAAGTAATATTGCTGTCACACCCGCGGCCAATGCCACATTGGCTCTTGGTGGCACCAGCAACTATTGGGGTACAGCCTATCTCAATGCCACACAGATTGCAACCACAGCCAGTGCTGTGGGCAACGTAACCGGTGGTAATTTACTAACTGGTGGATTGATATCAGCCACATCAACTATTACGTCAGCGGCAAATATCACAGGTGGTAATGTCTTAACTGGCGGTTTGATAAGTGCCGCAGGTAACATCAGTGGTAACAATATCTTTGGCGGATTTCTTTCGGCTGTGGCCAACGTGATTGGCGGTAACATAACAACAGGTGGCCTGATCACTGCAACAGGCAACGTAACTGGCGGTAACATCCTGACAGGTGGATTGATTAGTGCTACTGCCAACGTGATCGCCAACAACGGAATATTCATCAACATAGTAAACACTGCTAGTTTCACTGGTGGAATTGTATCGGTTACTGGCAACGTCACAGCCAATAACGGCATGTTCACCACGATTGTGAACGTGGCCAGTCATACAGGTGCTGTGGTAAGTGTTAGTGGCAACGTCACTGGTGGTAACATCTTAACTGGTGGCCTGATAAGTGCCGCTGGGAATATTGCTGGTAATGTGTTTATTGGTAATGGTTCACAACTGACTGGTATTACTGGAACATATGGCAATGCCAATGTTGTGGCCAACTTGGCTGCTTTGGGATCAAATCCAGTATCAACCACAGGTAACATAACTGGTGGTAACTTGTTGTTTGGATCTGGCGTTGCAAGTGGTACAGGCAACGTAACTGGTGGCAATATCTTGACAGGTGGATTAGTCAGTGCCGCTGGCACCATAACTGGCACAAGTTATTTGGGTTCAGTTGTGTCAGTCACTGCCAACATCACAGGCGGTAACATTTTAAATAATGGATTGATATCAGCCAGTGGTAACGTGACCAGCGGTAATATGCTGACAGCAGGGTTGATCTCTGCAACTGGTAATATTACTGGTGGTAACCTGTCAGGCACAAGTATTGCAGGTACATTGACCACAGCCGCACAAACCAACATCACTTCAGTTGGTACTTTGAGCAGCCTGGCAGTGACAGCCAACGTAACGGGTGGTAACTTACTAACTGGTGGATTGATCTCGGCAACTGGTAACATTACTGGTGGCAATATAACAATTCCAGGATCGGCTAACATATCTACTTTTATAGGTAATGTTTTCTTTGGCTCTATTCCAGCACAGCCAACATGGTATACTGTTGCCCCATTAAATCTCAACAACAGTTTGGCAGCGGCCACAAAAGTTCAGTTAAATTTAATTAACACAGGTGGCGGCGCTGGTGCTGGATCAGCAATTGATTTCTACACTTATCAAATTTCAGTTGCCGCAGCCAACGCAGAAGCCAGAATAGCCGGAATTGATGATGGTAACTATTCGGCCTATCTCAGTCTTCAAACAAAAACTCCTGGTAGCATTGGCACTAATGGATTAGTTGAACGAGTAAAAATTGATTCAACTGGTGCATCGGTAGTTGCTAATATCACAGGTGGTAACATCCTGACAGGCGGATTAATATCTGCAACTGGTACAGTCACTGGCACAAGTCATTTGGGTGCTGTGGTATCAGTAACGGCCAACGTAACCGGTGGCAATATCTTAACTGGTGGATTAATTTCAGCCACTGCTAACATTACCGGCAACTTCTTTATTGGTAACGGATCACAGTTAACTGGTATTGCTACCGGAACACCTACACAGATTGTCAGTGGTACATCAAACGTGAATGTTGTGAGTTCTGGCGGTAACGTTAGTGTAGGTATAGGTGGTACATCAAACATAGCAGTGTTTGCTACTACAGGTGAATATGTTACAGGTTTAATAAGTGCTAGTGGTAATATTACTGGTGGTAATTTATTAACAGGCGGATTGATTTCTGCAACTGGTAACATCACTGGTGGTAACCTGTCAGGTACAAGTATCGCAGGTACATTGACCACTGCCTCACAAACCAACATCACAAGTGTTGGTACACTGGGAAGTTTAGCAGTCACAGCCAACGTAACTGGTGGTAATATCTTAACAGGTGGATTGATTTCCAGTACAGGCAATAGTACAGCAGGAAATTATCTAACTGGTGGTGTTGTTAGTGCCACTGGTAATATCGCTGGCAACTATTTTATTGGTAATGGTTCACAACTAACTGGTATTGCCACAGGAACACCTACCAAAATTGTCAATGGCACAAGTGAAGCCAACATTGGTGCATCAGGCGGTAATGCCAACATCACAATTGGTGGCACATCAAACGTTGTGGTTGTGGCAACTACAGGTGTTTTAGTCACAGGTATTGTAAGTGCAACTGGTAATATCACAGGCGGCAACGTGATATCTGGCGGTGTAAGAGTATACAAATGGACCACGCAGGCCAACACAGCACCGTCAGGCGCAGTACCAGGCGATGCTTGGTACGATTCCTATGCCGCTAAACTGTATTTGTACATAAACGATGGAACTGGTAACCAGTGGGTTGATCAAAGTCCTCCCACATCATTTGCCAATCTAACAGTGAGTGGAACGGTCAGTGCTGTTGGTAACATTACCGGCAACTACTTTATTGGTAATGGTTCTCAATTGACTGGTATAGCAGGTGGCGGCGGCGGAACAAGTATTTCTAGTGGCACATCAAATGTCAACGTAGTAAGTTCAGGCGGCAACGTCACAGTTGGTATTGGTGGAACTGCAAACGTGGCAGTGTTTGCCACCACCGGCGAATATGTAACTGGTTTAATTTCAGCAAGTGGTAACATCACTGGTGGCAACTTGTTGACAGGTGGCCTGATATCTGCTACATCAACTATTACCTCGGCTGCTAACATCACTGGTGGCAACTTGTTGACAGGTGGTTTAATATCAGCCGCAGGTACTGTGACTGGTACAAGTCATTTGGGGGCTGTGGTATCAGTGACTGGCAACGTAACAGCCGCTAACGTGGTTATCACTGGTACTGCTGCCGCAGGTAGTGGAGTATTAATTGTTTCGGGCAACATTCAAACCAGTACAGCCAATGCCACTGCCAATATTGGCAACGCCAGCAACTATTTCAACAGACTGTTTGCTCAAGCAACCACAGCACTGTATGCCGACTTGGCAGAAATGTATACAGCAGACCAGGAATATGTTCCAGGCACAGTATTGGTATTTGGTGGCTCCCAAGAAGTTACTATGAGTACAGTGAGTCATGATGTTCGTATTGCAGGAGTAGTATCTACCAATCCAGCACACATAATGAACTCAGGATTAAATGCCGATTGTACTGTGGCTGTGGCTCTGGTGGGAAGAGTTCCTTGTCAAGTTATAGGACCTATTGTCGCAGGTGATCGTGTGGTCGCCAGCAACCGCGCAGGTGTTGCCGAACGCTTGGACATGTCACAATACCAACCAGGTGTGATTATTGGCAAGGCATTAGAGAGTTACTCCAGTACCGAACCTGGTGTAATTGAAGTTGTGGTAGGGAGACTATAATGGCATTTCCAACGTCACCAATCAATGGGCAACAGGCTACCATAAATGGTATAGTCTATACTTACAGCACAGCGTTGACTGCTTGGACGGTGAGTACATCACTGGGCAACTCGTTTGTAAGTATCAGCGTCTCTGGTAATGTCAATAGTGGAAATTTGTTAGCCACCGGCTTGGCCAGCGTCACAGGTAATATCACTGGCAATTACTTTATTGGTAACGGCAGTCAATTGTCAGGTCTCAGTGCCAGTAAGATATTTAATGGCACAAGTGAAGCCAACATTGGCGCATCAGGTGGTAATGCCAATATCTCAATTGGTGGTACATCAAACGTATTTGTTGTGTCATCGACTGGTATTTTTACAACTGGTTTATCCAGCGTCAGCGGAAACATCACCACTGGTGGTAATTTAACCATTACTGGTACAGCAGCCGCGGGTAGTGGGGTGTTGATTGTGTCAGGCAATATTCAAACCAGTACCGCCAACGCCACAGCCAACATTGGCAATGCCAGCAACTACTTCAACAGACTGTTTGCTCAAGCGACCACAGCACTCTACGCTGACTTGGCTGAAGTTTACCGATCTGATGCACAGTATCCCCCAGGTACTGTGCTGGTATTTGGTGGCTCACAAGAAGTCACAACAAGCACAGTCAGCCACGATACCAAAATCGCCGGCATAGTATCTACCAATCCTGCTCACGTGATGAATTCAGGACTGCAATCTGAATTTACTGTGGAAGTTGGTTTGATTGGGCGTGTGCCATGTCAAGTGATTGGACCAATTGCCGCAGGTGATCAAGTGGTGTCAAGTAATCGGGCAGGTGTTGCTGAACGATTAGATCAGACAAAATATCGATCTGGAATGATTATTGGCAAAGCACTAGAGAGTTACTTAGGGACAGATGTTGGCACAATTGAAGTTGTGGTTGGCAGACTATAAAGTCTGTTCCACCTGCTGAATCTTTTGCTGAACAGCATCCAGGTTTACAGTGTTCCAAAGTCCAGGATGCAAGGGTCTTGGCCAACGCCCTGATTCAATCCAGGCATAGCCTGTGTGTTCGTGATTTAGTTCTGGTACAAACTCATAGTCCACTCGGCACCAAAAAGTATGATATTCGAATGCACCATCGGGCGATGTGAATTTCTCTATGGGTATCAGCCGTTCGTAGTCGGGCACACTGCCCAGTTCTTCCGCACACTCGCGTTCCACCGCCACTAGTAAGTTTTCTCCAGCCTCTACTTTGCCCCCGGCCAAACCCCAGGTGTCCGGATACTTGACATCGTTTCGCAAGAGATAGAGATAGCGTCGAGTACGGCCGCAGTAGAACCATACACCCACGGCTTTTACAATACCAGACTCCACGAGCCTCCCGGATACAGGCCATCGATACTCTTGACCCAGGCAGTACCATTCCACTTGTACTGTATGCCAGTGGTAAGATTGGTCACATACTGTGCTTCTAGCATGCGCTCACTGTCAAATGCCACTTCCCATCTCACACCATTATACTCAATGATGTCATTGGCATTGGCCAACAAGGGCTGACCACCACCTCCAAGCCAGCCTAGGGGATTTTGCGAGTTTTCAGTACTGCCAGTTGGCTCGGTGATCAAATAACGCTGTCCTAGTGTAGGAGCAGGCAAACCTGCATTGGGGCCACTCAACAAGGGATTGACCACTGAGTTGACCGGTAGCAGACTATCTTGTGGCTGGGTATCGGGATCAATGTTGTAGATTAGTAATCGATCGTCAGCAGGATTTACAGTTATGGTACCCACAATACTGGCATCAGGATTCCAAGGATCATCCAAGGTGATATAACTTATTCCTGGACGCAAAACACCGTAGGCTCCAATCACTGTGGGCCAGGTTATTTGCGGATTTTCATCTATAGGGAAAGTGAATGGACTCAGGCTTGATCGATCGGGCAGTAGCACTTCGGCAGGTTGTAGAATCTGCAATTGCCCATCCAGCAAGGCCACTTGATAGTTCCAGGGAGTGACCTTGAGTCGGGTGCCCAACAACAAGTCATTGTTCAAGATGGCATTGGCAGCGTCACCGTTGGCATCAAAGATTGATGCGACCACACGTTCAACCACACCCAGTTTCTTGACCTTGGCAGGTGAACTGATCCAGATGGGAATACCAAATGTCAAGGTCATGATGTCTATAGGATTTTCTGTGCCTACTGGAATAGTTCTTGAACTCCAGTTTACTTTTTCCAAGTTGACCACGCTTAAACTGGTCCAGTCAATATAGTTTTCACTACTTTGAATCTCTAAACTGGGATTGAACAAGGTAGCAATTTGTTCAAAGATCTGCATTTTTTGATTGGTGTTTGATGTCCAGATGTCCATGCTGATGGTCATGTTGTACGGCACAGGCATCAGGCGTTCGATTGTAAACGCATTGCCCTGAGTGGTTTCATAGTCCTGGGTGTCAGTATTGTAAGTGCGTTGACGCACCTGCATCTTGTTCACATGATAAGGTTCCTGCATTCTAGGACGATCATAGTCCATGCCGGTAATGTAAAATGTTATCAAGGGCGTGGATGGCAAACTGTTGGCTGAGTTCTGTTGAATAATGGTCTGTGCTTGACGGCTGGCATCACCATAGCGTACAGGTACTCGTATGAGGTCTGATGTGCCTTGCTCGTTGCGCCCATATTCCACTTGGAACAGGCTGATCATGCGTGTGAACTGTAGCAGATATCTGCGTATTTGTTCATCATAATAGAACATTTGCATAGTTTAACTCGATGGTTGATAAGGTTGTGTTGGCGGATAGGGATTGGCTGGCTTGTTGCCACCATCGTCTCCGTTGGCAGCATCCGGAATAAGAGCCTGACTCAAACTTTGACGACTTGGAATATTGCCCAGGTCTGAGGTTGGCGTAGTGTATGTATTGTTAACAAAACTACTGCGCAAAGTATTGTTGGTGGCTCCGGGCGTGAGTGTGGTGCGTACATCACTTTCGATCTTGACCCATGTTCGGCCATTGTAGCGGAACAGGCGATTGGGAAAGTAATCCAGTCTCAGTGCATATTGTCCTGCAATGGGATTTACTGGAAAGTTCACGCCTGCTGTGACCGGCAAACCATTGGGTGCCTTGCCATCACCAGTGAGATAACCTTCTGTGTAACCATCAGCCCTGGGAGTAACACCTTGATTGGCCACTGTTCTTGATGCATCACTTATGGTATAGTCTGCGGTGTATGTGGCAGACTCAGGGTTGGCAGGTGTGCCGTCAGGAGTGGTAGCCAAGATGTAAAACTTCACAACGTCAAATCCAGACTTGGGTATCTCTGCTTCGGCTTGAATTAAGATAGCATCGTTGATTTCCAGGTCCTTGGGCCTGGTACTCATTTTGTCTGCTAGTGTAGCAGGGTTTGATTTTTCTTGCCAATAGGTGGTATCAGTTATGGGAGTACCTGGGGGCACATTCCCTTTGCTGACATAATAAGTGTTGCCATTGAGCACAGTGACACCTCCAGGATAAAAGTTGCCCGGATCCCAAATGTTAATAGGTTCAAAAGGTTCTTTGGTAATTTGATTGAACTCTTGAGCATTGACCATGGGTGTGCATTTTACTCGCCACAGGTGAGGCAACCAAGTTTGGCTGAAACCTTCAGATGCAAATGCCGCGTCTTGAATCACATAGAACTTGGGCAAGGCTCGGGGTATGGTTTCGTTGAGTGGATTGTAATCACGCAGGTTAGGCAGTTCTAACACATCGCCACTCATGAGTTTGCGACCAATTGTGTCGATCATGCGGTTGTAGTGAAATGTAATAAACAAGGTATCGTTGTTCAAGAACAAACCAAACTGAGTTAGGTCAAAATCAATGTCTTGTGTTTGATACACACCGCGCATGACATACACATCAGGATCATAGGCACGATCTCTATTTTCCAGCAACAGCAAGTCTTCTATGAACAAGGGATTGGACGTGTCATATTTGGGCAGGGTAGCATCGTTGTTGCCGGTATTGTCGTTAGTTAGTGGACCAAGATATTTGTGCAAATATGTATCAACGCCCCCAACTTGGTACATTTCTGCAATGGTACGGTCAAAGAATTGGTAGTCGGCTGTTCTATTGGGCCTATAAAGAGAAAGTCTTGGCATGGTCATGTATTTATGGGTAATACTTTCTGTTTACTTGACCAAAAAACCCTGATCTGTTATAATTACAGCATGTTTTGGAGAACACATGAAAGTCACTACCGCACTCAAGCCTCTTAACCCACGTAGTCCTGACACCAAATATGTAGGACTGGAACCCATGTGGCGCAATCAGCCCACAGAGGGTCGTATCAGTGCATTGAGCACAGCGTTTGGTTGGTACAACTACTTTTATGGCAAAAAAGAAGCCAAGGACTTTGCTGTGGCTTACTTGGACTCGCATGAAAAAACCCGAGAAGCACGACAGGTGCGTACCTTGCCAGACAGCCAGATGCGTCTTACCACAGGTTGGCTATGCCGTATGAGTATGATGGGCTTGCAGTTGAGTGACCATGAGCAGATACAACTGGACAATCTAATCGCAGAACTTGTGGCCATCAAACAAGAAATGCAAGCCGAAGCCGAAGTGTCAGATGATGAGCCTGCCAGACCCAACATTCAGGACCGACTGCGTGAAAAAGTATCAGAGTGCAGTGCTGAACTAGAAGCCATGTTTGACGAGTTTATGACAGCAGGTGCTAAAATGTCAGCAGACTTCAAACCCATCATGGTGATCCGTGGCATGAATGTGGCACCACAAATGATCAGTGTGATCAGTCATCACTGGAAAGCCCGACTGGAAGAGTTTGAACAGGCCATTGAGGGCAAGGACTCTCAACTGGTTGAAGCCTACAGTTTCCTCTCCAAGATTCAATTGCGTAATTGCGTAAAGTTTTGTGAAGCAGTGATCAATGACTGCGGTGCTTATGTACAGATCAAGAAAGTGGAACGCAAGCCACGCAAGGTCAAAGCAGTGCCTCCAGAAAAACGTGCGGCAAAATTCAAAATCCAGGCAGAGTTTGCCGACCTCAAACTCAAAAGTTTGCCTGCCGCAAGCCTAGTGGACCGGGCCGAAGCCTGGTTGTACGACACCAAAAAACGCAAGTTGATCCACCTTGTGGCCGACAGCCACACACAGGCGTTTACTGTGAAAAACAATTCAATCATTGGATTTAGTACTGTAGAAACACAACAAAAGACTCTGCGTAAACCAGCGGAAGTGGTGCGAGCAGTACAAGCCGCAGGCAAGCCGGCCGCACGTAAGTTGTTCAAGGAGATCAAGGCCACAGAAACTGCCTGGAACGGGCGCGGTACTGAAAACTTGATCATTCTCAAGAGTTGGTAACGGGCTAAATATTGGGGACGGAGTCCCCAATGGCCGAAACAGAAAATTCTTTAGTTACCCTTAAATCTGCATTATACGATTATGTACGCCTGACTCTAGGCGATCAAATTGTGGATCTTGAATTGGATCCTGCGCACTATGAAGCCGCTTATCAGCGCACCATTGGCACTTACCGCCAACGAGCCAACAATGCCTATGAAGAAAGTTACAGTTTCATGGAGTTGGTGAACCAGCAAAACATCTATACTTTGCCTCAAGAAGTGCAGAGTGTGCGTCAAATCTTTAGACGTACATTTGGCATTGCCACAGGACCTTTTGGATCAAACTTTGACCCGTTCAGTCAAGCACAAATGAACGTGTACTTGATTAACTTCAACCAAGCCGGAGGCCTGGCCACTTATGACTTCTACAGCCAATATGTTGAACTGGCCGCACGTATGTTTGGTGGTTATCTAAACTACACTTGGAATCCTGTGACCAAGAAACTGCAACTGATCCGTAGCCCCCCTGGTGGTGGCGAGGTTGTGTTGCTTTGGACCTATAATCTCAAACCCGAAATCCAATTGCTGAGTGATTACCAAATCAGTCAATGGGTCCGTGACTACATGGTTGCGGCCTGCAAGATGATCATTGGCGAAGCACGTGAGAAGTTTGGCACAATTGCTGGTCCACAAGGCGGCGGCACCCTAAACGGTACAGCCATGAAAGCCGAAGCACAGACCCAAATGGATGCCAAGATACAAGAACTGGTCATGTATGTGGATGGTTCACAACCGCTTACCTTTGTGATTGGGTAATTCAAGTTTGATTTTAATCTAAAAGTCTGCTATACTACATGTATGGCAGACATTATGATTGACATTGAAGGTCTTGCAACGGGACCAGATGCTACTATTCTTACAATAGCGGCGCAAACTTTTGACCCATTGAGCAGTGGGTATTATCCACGACAATATTATGCTCGAATAACATTAGAGAGCCAGGAAGATCGAAAGATCGAACAGGGCACCATAGACTGGTGGGCAACTCAAAAAGAAGCGCAGGCAGAAGCATTTGCTGAAGATGGGCGTATTCCACTGGACCAAGCACTAAAAGAATTACACAAACTGACCTGGCAATGTAATAGAGTATGGATGAACGGGCCAACGTATGATGCTAATATCTTAGAACACGCTTACAAAAGTTATGGAATGGGATTGCCATGGCAGTATTACAAAATTAGAGATACTAGAACCATTTACAGTTTGTGGTCCGAACTGCCCAAGCCGCCTACAAGTCATCATGCGCTAGAGGACTGTCGCCGACAAATTGGACTGTTACAAGATACGCTTAAATACCTCAAAGTAAAGGAACTGGTATGATCATTGGAGTATGTGGTTTTATATCATCCGGAAAAGATACTGTTGCTGATTATCTTACCAACTTTCATGGATTTCGTAGAGAATCATTTGCCGCAACCTTGAAAGATGCAGTGGCACAGGTATTTGGTTGGGATCGAACCATGCTGGAAGGCCGTACCACACAGGCCCGCGCCTGGCGCGAACAGGTAGATCCCTGGTGGGCAGAACGCTTGAACATGCCCACACTGACTCCACGCTGGATCTTGCAGTACTGGGGAACAGAAGTGTGTAGAGCCGGATTCCACGATGATATCTGGATTGCCAGTTTAGAAAACAAACTGCGCCACAGCCAAGATGATATTGTGATCAGCGACTGCCGTTTTCCTAACGAAATACGGGCTATCAAAAATGCCGGCGGGCAAGTGATCAGAGTTGTGCGTGGCTCAGAGCCCAAGTGGTATGATGCGGCAGTGAGTGTGAATCGTGGTGCCAATGGTAATTCCACCTGGGCATTAAGCATGAGAAAATTAGAGAAACTAGGCATTCATGCTTCAGAAACTGCCTGGGTAGGCACTCAATTTGATTATGTACTAGATAACAACAACACTGTGGATGATTTGTATCAACAGGTCAATGATCTACTTGCAGGTCTCCAGGTCGCCAAGGCACAGCCAGGCGCCTGACCTCTTCCACACAGTTCAAACAAACTGTACGTAAGTTAGATAGTTCTGTGTTGGTCAATCGCCCATCCACATGATATACCAACAGTTGACTAGCATACCTTGATCTAAATCCACAGCGATCACAAGCAGTTTTTTTCTTGTATCCTGCTGATTGCCAACGTGCTACAGGTGCTTTTTCTTGGCGACCACGACGTATACAGTTATCGCATCTGTTGCGATAATAAACAGTTTCTTCTCGACGATAGTTAACAGCCACTGGGCGTTGATTACAGGCTCGACAAATGGGTCTCATGGTGTATTTATAGTCACGAACCTTTGGAAAGGGCATCGCAACTGGCCAGGTTTTGGTCTATTGCGATAAATATCTTTAAGTTTTATAAGGAGCCAAAATGGCACTAGTTTCACCAGGTGTACAAGTCACCATCGTCGACGAAAGCAATTATCTTCCAGCCGCAACTAATTCGGTACCTTACTTTTTGATTGCCACAGCGCAGGACAAAGTTTCTGGTTCCGGAGTGGGAGTAGCCGCTGGCACACTCAAGGCCAATGCCAACAAGGCCTATTTGATTACTAGCCAAAGAGATTTGACTGCCACTTTTGGTAATCCATTCTTTTATAAGACCACAATTGGCACTCCAATCAATGGTTATGAACTCAACGAATATGGCCTGCTTGCTGCCTATTCTGCACTGGGTGTGACCAACAGAGCATACATTCAGCGTTGTGACATTGATTTGACACAACTCACAGCCAGTTTAGTTCGCCCAACAGGTGAACCCAACAATGGAGCCTACTGGTTAGACACCGGCAACACCTTATGGGGAATCTTTGAGTGGAACATAGTTACAGCCACGTTTTCAAATGTGGTGCCCAGTGTGATCACTGACACTGTGTATCTTTCTTCAGGTGTGCCAGTGGGCAGTTATGGCAACATTGGCGATTACACAGTGGTTGCCACCAACACAGCCAATCCTGTGTACTACAAAAACGGTGCAGCCACCACGTCTCAAACCACTGCTAGTGCTTTGAGCAGTCTTTACAACACCTGGGTTCTTGTGGGCAGTAATGCTTGGAAATTGAGTTATCCCACTGTGACTGGTGACAACGCCGTGAGTGCAGATTTGACTGCTGGCAACATTATCATTATCAACGGTACCACAGTTACAGTTCCTGCAAGTCCCAACAATACCCTGGCTGGACTCAGTGCCGCCGTCAACACAGCAGCCATCACAGGTGTATACAGTGCTGTGATAGACAACAAGTTCTGTTTGTTTGCCAACGCTGATGCCAATGTCAGTGGAAACAATCAAAACAATGGAGTGATCTTGATTGCCAGTGGCAGCACCTCCGGCCTGCTGACCACACTGGGCATCACAGCCAACGAAAACTATTTTGCGCCTTCTTTGTTGGCCAGCAACAGTTATGAAAACCCCAACTGGCGCGATGGTGGCCCTTCACCACGTCCTACTGGCAGCGTTTGGAACATGACCAACAGTGTTAATCTTGGTACCACCATGGTTGTCAAGAAATACTCTACTGCTTTGGCAGCCTTTGTACAACAAAGTGCAGTGGTCTATCAAGACGACTGGGAAGCCAATGCCAATTTGGATGCCACTGGAGGCGGCAAGAACATTGCCGCAGGCACAACTTATACACAGTACAATGCTGTCACAGTCAGCAATTCCGGCGGTGCAACTCCTGGCACAGTGTATACTCCAGAACCAAATGGTGCAACAGGCAATTATCCCTTCAATCCTGCCTACACTCTGCAGGTATTTGAAAGAACTCAAACAGGCAGCACAGTGATCACCGGTGATACTGATACTGCCACATTTACTGTTGGTAACTCTTTTTATATTAGAACTTCCACGGCCAACAGTTCAACATTGACCGATCCTGTGTTGGTCACTCTGACAGGTACTACCCCCACCGACTTTGTTACAGCAGTGAGTCATGCGGCTGTGCCCAATGTCAGTGCCACAATTGACAACAATGATTATATTGTGTTCACACAGGCCATTGGCGGTGTGATTTTATTACAAAATGTATCAGGAACACCTGTTGCAAGCGCAGGCTTTAACAACACAGTAACTGGATGCAGATGGCAAATAGTGGGCACCAGTGCCACAGCAGCCAATGATGAATGGCTACAGTTGAGCAACTGGGTTCCATTGTCCTATACTGCCAGTGCAGTAGCCCCAGGACAAGATCCTGCTACCGGTCGATATTGGTATTACAGTGCCACCAATCAAGTGGACATCATGATTCAAACTGGCTCAGGCTGGGCAGGTTATCTCAACGGCGGCACCGACATCCGCGGTGATGTGCTGGGCAACACCAACTCCACAGGACCCATTATCAGCGCCACAGCACCCACAACACAAAGTGATGGTACACCATTAGTCTACGGCGATTTGTGGATTGATACCTCAAATCTCGAACTGTATCCAGTGATCAATCGTTGGTCAGTGGTGAGTGGTGTGGACCAATGGATCACCTTGGACAACACAGATCAGACCACACAAAACGGTGTGTTGTTTGCTGACGCTCGCTGGAGTCCAACTGGCACAGCAAACCCAATCACGGATCCTGTGCCTTCTATCACCAGTTTGTTGAGCAGTAACTATCTGGACATTGATGCGCCTGACTACACCCTGTATCCAACAGGCATGTTGTTGTTTAACACACGTCGTTCTGGTTTCAATGTGAAAAGTTTCCAGGCCGACTATTTCAATGCCACGTCATTTGCATACCCAAGTTGGAGTAACTCAACTACCTATGCCAAGGGCAGTCAAGTGTTGTACAACACAACATTGTATGTGGGCATTGTGAATTCTATTCCTACAGGCACAGTGCCTACCAATACCAGTTACTGGGCAGAATTGCAAGTGAACAGTTGGGTCACAGCCAGTGGCAACCGTGATTCAGGCGCTCCCAACATGGGCCGTTTTGCTCAACGTGAATTGATTGTGGCAGCACTCAAAGCAGGAATTGACACCAGCGTGACCATCAGAGAAGAACAAAATCAATTCAACCTGACAGCATGTACTGCTTATCCAGAATTGATTCCCAACATGTTGGCACTCAGCAATGAGCGCAACAACACAGTGTTTGTGGTGGGTGACACTCCCATGAGACTGCCAGCAGACAGCGCCGAAATAGTTAGTTATGCAACCAACAATGGCGGTGCTGGTTATGCCACAGGCGATGGACTCACAGTTGCTTCTCCATATGTGGGCGTGTTCTGGCCCAGTTGCCAGACCACAGACTTGTCGGGATCCGCCGTGGTCACAGCGCCAAGCCATATGATGGTTCGTACCATGATCCGTAATGATGAGGTGGCTTATCCATGGTTGGCACCAGCAGGTACTCGTCGTGGTGTGGTTGACAACGCTGACCGGATTGGTTACATCAATGCTCAAACAGGCGAGTTCATTACCTTGGGTGTGAATCAAGCCTTGCGTGATGTGTTGTATACCAACCGCGTGAACCCGATTACATTTGTGCCCGGAGTTGGTATAACAAACTTTGGTAACAAGACCACCCAGTCAGTGGCCAGCAGTCTGGATCGCATCAACGTGGCACGCCTGGTGGTGTTTATCCGTGCTAGATTGGAAGAAATTGGCAAGCAGTTCTTGTTTGAACCCAATGATCAAATCACACGCGATGAAGTTAAAAATGCGGTCAACAGCCTCATGATCAACTTGGTGGCCAAGCGTGGTATCTATGACTATTTGGTAGTTTGTGATGACACCAACAACACACCGGCCAGAATTGATGCCAATGAGTTATGGGTGGACATTGCAATTGAACCTGTCAAGGCAGTGGAATTTATCTACATACCAATCCGACTCAAGAACACAGGCTCGATCGCAGCCGGCCAAGTGGCTTCTGCTCAAGCAGTCTAACAGGACCGCTAGACACGAAAATGGGGTGGCAACACCCCATTTTTTTTGGCCTCAAACGATATAAATAACACTATAGGAGATACTAATATGGCCGTTGCATCATTAACAAGAATGACAGTGCCCCTGGCAAGCGATCAAAGCGCAAGCAATCAGGGCATGCTCATGCCCAAACTCAAATATCGCTTTAGAGTGGTATTTGAAAACTTTGGCGTGAGTACACCTAGAACAGAATTGACCAAACAGGTCATGGACTTCAAACGTCCCACAGTAAACTTTGATCCCATTGTTCTACCAATCTACAACAGTGAATTGAAATTGACAGGCAAAGCACACTGGGCAGACGTCACATGTAATCTGCGAGATGATGCATCGGGTGCTGTGAGTCGCTTGGTTGGTGAACAGGTTCAGAAACAAATGGACTTTTTGGAAATGGCTTCAGCCGCTTCAGGCATTGACTACAAATTTACCACACGTTTTGAAGTGTTGGATGGTGGCAACGGAACCGCAACTCCTAATGTTCTTGAAACTTGGGAATTGTATGGTTGCTATCTATCATCGGTTGATTATGGTGATGCCAATTATGGCACCAACGATCCAATGACCATTGCACTAACTATTGTTTATGACAATGCCAACCAGACTCCTAACGGTACCGGTATTGGTACAGTGATTGCCAGAACAGTCAACGATGTTGTGACTGGTGCTGGTACCGCTCAGTCTATTCAATAAGGATCGACTGATATGACCTGGGGTCAGGATTTCCTGACAGGTTTTTTTGGTGCGCAGGGTCTCAAAGACTATGCGCATGCCAGCCAGACCTTTAGAACCAACGGATACGAACTTGCTCCCAGGAACAAGTTCCTGTTCCATGTGTACTTCAATCTCAACACATCTGAAATCCCCAGTCTAGGTAGAATCTACACCACGTCAGAAAAGAGTGTGATAGGTCTGCTGGTCAAAACTGTGCAGTTGCCAACATTCAGCATTGATACAGAAACACTGAATCAATACAATCGCAAAAGAATAATCCAAAAGAAAATCAATTATCAACCAGTTCAACTGACCATGCATGATGACGGTGGTGATGTCAGTAGACTGCTATGGTACAACTACTACAGTTACTATTACAAAGACCCCAACCAACAGTACGGATCTGCTCCCAACATGAATGGCAGTATAGGACAGGTAGACAATGAACCTGGCTTTTCATACAACAGCAGAGACATCTACAGCCCCAACCGATCAGTCAATGACTGGGGCTATATTGGCGAATCATATGATCAAGGCAATGCAGGCGGTACAGGTATAGGATCAGGAGGAGATCAATACTCGGGCAAGCCTCCATTCTTTAGAGACATCACTATATATGGCATGGATCAACACAAGTGGGCTAGTTATGTGTTGATCAATCCCTTGATAAAAGAATGGCGCCATGATGACTACAACTACAGTGAAGGTGCTGGTACTATGACAAATACCTTGACTGTTGAATACGAAACTGTCAAATACTATCGAGGCGCTATTGGTGGTTCTAGACCCGACACCAACATCAAAGGCTTTGCTGATCCTGCTCATTACGACAGCATCAGAAGCAGTCTGGCCAGACCTGGCAGTACCAGAAGTGTGCTGGGCCAAGGCGGATTACTAGATGCAGGTATTGGTATTGTGGAGGATCTACAGAGTGGCGGCGTGACAGGTATCATAGGTGCTGTGCAAAAAGCCGGTACTGCTTACAACACCTTTAGAGGCGCCAATATCAAGGCTGTGGTCAATGAAGAAGCCAATGCGGCTCTCAAGAGCGTGATACGCAACACTGTGCCAGGCGCAGTGAGACAAGCACAAGGCACATCAGGGGGTTTTGTGTTTCCTAGGTCACCGGGAGCATGATCATGGGTGGTTCAGTCAACACTCCCAATCCAGATAATGATCTAACAGTAAGAATCTTTGATGGCTTTTACAGTTATGAACAGTATGTTAGTGCAGAAGAATATGATGTTGTCTACAGTTATCTCAAAAGCGTGTTTACCACAGATGCGGCTGCTGGCAATTTTGCTGTGGCCTTGTTTAGAATTGCAGACGAAACTCGTACTCCGGTGCTGACAATACTACAAAGCATCGAAGGACAGGATGCGCTGACCCTGACACAAACCTTGTGTTACTATCTCAACAGCATGAGAAGTGGCAGCACCTTGTTGGGTTTTGGCGCCCCAGTCACGCCCAACTATTACACTGCTAGGAATGTGTTGGCATGAGTCGCTGGGCCAACGGCACCTATACCTTGATGAATCCTGCCAAGTATGTGGGCAAAGGCACACCCAGATATCGTTCAGGATGGGAGCATGCATTTTTCAAATTCTGTGACTCAAATGATGCTGTGTTACAGTGGGCCAGTGAAAGCATAGCCATACCCTATCGCAATCCCATCACAGGCAAGCCCAGTCAGTATATACCAGACATATTAATGACTTATAGAACCAGAGGCAATCAAGTGCGAGCAGAGTTAATAGAAATCAAACCCCGAAAGCAAAGCGTGATTGAGGAAAAAATGAGTTCAAGAGATCGTGCTGTGGTTGCTGTGAACTACGCCAAGTGGCACGAGGCCTCCAAGTGGGCAAAAAGAAATGGCATGACTTTTCGTGTTATAACCGAAGACGACATGTTTAAAAACGGTGGTAAGTAATAAATAAAGGTGCCGATCGCGATCCTGGCAGATCCACCGGCTCTATGATTGAAAGGAATCACAGCAAATGTATTTACAAAACAAATACACTCGTTGGTATTATAGCATAATACAGCGAGCACAAATAAGAACAATACCAACAGATGTTTATTCAGAAAAACATCACATTATACCAAAAAGTTTAGGTGGTAACAACAGTCCAGAGAACTTAGTTAAACTTACTGCAAGAGAACATTTTATTTGTCACAGATTACTTCCAAAAATGGTGACAGATGGTAATAAAAGAAAAATGACTTTTGCTATATGGGCGATGGCTAATCAAGATCACTCAAAACAAAGATTAAGATATAAGACTAACTCTTATGTTTATGAAATTCTAAAAAAACAAGGTGCACTGGCGGCATCACAATTAAACAAAGGTGTTCCTAAACCATATAAAACTTGGCTTGGAAAAAAACATTCATTAGACTCAAAAAAATTACAATCCTCAGTGAAACAAGGAGATAAAAATCCAATGTGGGGAAGGCAGCACAATGAAAGTACAAAACTGTCAATGAGCGTTACTCAAAAAGGTATTTCTAAACCTAAATTCCATTGTCATAAATGCGGAAAAATTGTAGGTGGCAAAAGCAACTTAGAAAGATGGCACGGAGATAAGTGTAAGCAGAGTTCAACCCACTAAATATGGTATGAAGAAACTTGAGGAACTTTTTGATTTACCACCAAATGGCGGCATTCCTGTAGAAATGCCCGATCTTGATCAACCCACTATTGAAGAAACTAAAACATATATAACGGAGATTGATAGCACAATTGACAAGATAAATGCCGCTTTACCAATGGTACGGGATCTAGAATCGTCAGATCAAGAAATGGACGAACTAGCGGCTAAAGCAACTAAAACATTTGATGACCTAATGGATTTAGGTTTTAACGTCGATTCCAGATTTGCCGCAGAAATATTTGGCGTAGCCGGCACAATGTTGGGCCATGCACTCACAGCCAAAACAGCCAAACTTAACAAAAAACTCAAGGTAATCGATCTCCAGTTGAAAAAAGCCCGACTGGATCAACAAAACCCTGACGACGCACCCACTCATGCTGGGCAAGGCCATGTGCTGGATCGCAATGAAATACTAGAACGCTTGATCGGCGATAGACGCTCAATCGCCAAAAAAGAATAAATATCATATAGGACCTTACCATGAAGACATTTCATCAATATCTCGCAGAATCTTCTCGCACATACGACTACAGGATCAAACTCCTGGGAGAAGTACCGCCTGAATTTATCAAACATCTGGAAGAAAAAATGGCACAGTTTGACATTGTCAAAATGAGCCGTCCAAAAAGCACACCTATTCAAAAGTTGCAAAAAGACTTTCCAGGTGCCGAAAACCAAAGCATGACTATCGTGGATGTGAGTTTTAGATACCCTGCCATTGAGCCACAGATCAAGCAGTTGGCACAGTTGTTGGGCTTTAATCCCAATTTCATTGCATTACAAACACAAGCATATGATGACAGCATTGCCAAAGAGATTGCTGACATCACAGCACAAAACAAAGATCTGATTGCTGACACAGATTATCCTGCACCTGATGCAGAACAACGAGCCTTGAGCCAAGACTACTCGGCCAATCCCTATCAACATGCAGTATTGCGGAACGAATATCGTTCAGACTTTACTGTGGCCGGAGGCAAAACACCTCCTGCAAAAACCACAAATGATATTCCACAACAGGACACCAGTCCATTTGCAAATATCAAGCGTCCACCCCGCCCAGCAACTGGTGCAAACCCAAGAGGATAATATAATGGATAATTTTTTCTACGACTTAAACAAACGCATGGCCAACTTGAGCCAACAACAAACTCTTACAGAAGGCACAGTTGCTGAACGTGCTACCGGTGACTACTCTGCCACAAAGGCACGTGCTGGCAAAGACATTGGCAAGCCAGGCAAGAACTTTTCAAAGATTGCTGCCGATGCAGGCCAGCGTTATGGTTCAAAAGCCGCAGGTGAGCGTGTGGCAGGGGCAGTGCTAAACAAATTACGTCACCCCAAAGAAGGCATGGATGAAGCAGTGCGCGGTCTTACAGTAGGCAACGCGGGCATACGTCCGCCAGTGAATCAGGCCGAACGTGACATTATAGCAAAACAGTTTAAACAAACTCGCGCCACCAACAGAGCGGATACAACAACAACTGGTTATGGTAATCGTGTTGCACCTCAGGGTGGTAGAGCATCCGCTGACAACACCGGTTCACTTGCTGTAAGAACCGAACCAACATATCACGGTCAAGAAACACCAGTTGTTTATAAAGATACTTACTATCAAGATGCAAAACATACCAATGATCGCACAGGCAAATTAATGATGAAACCCAGTCAAGGCAAAGGCGTTGCTGGTCAACCCGGTGTGACCGAAGCCGACGTGGAAGAAGGCAACGATTTTACCAAAGCCCGTTTGGATGCCATCAAAGCCAACAAGCCCACATTCACAGTGGGCGGCAAGACATACAAAGTCACAGGCGACACATCAGATGAACGACAAGTTACAGACGAAGGCTCCGGTCAATTCTATGTGTATCACAAAGTAAAAGGTGATAGAGCAGGTGGTGCTGATTATGATTTGCTGAAAACATTCCCTGACAAAAGCAGTGCCATGTCCTTTGCTCAAACATACAACAACAAGATATCTGCTGACAAGAAAAACTTTCACTCGGCTGTGGTTAGAACCAAATCTGTGAAAAAAGACATGGACGAGGGCTGGGACGAAATGGAACGTGACGTCAAAAGCCGC